TAAACGACCTCTACAAACAAAAGAGGGGTCTGGATCTTCAGTGGGAGCAAGAGCATCTTAAAGAGGGTAGATATACTCTCAATATGGTTAAGATAGATCGACAAGTTAGAGAAGTCTTAAGTCATATTAAAATGGCAGAAGCTCAAAAAGAGCATCTAGCTAATAAAGTTGAGGATGCAGCTCCACAAGTTTCTGTAGCTACTTAATAAAAAGCTACATCGTTGGAAAAAAACCACTCCACATTACAGGCTCTCTTGCACTCTACTAAAAACTAGTATATAAAAAACTTACTGTATATAATTAGTTTATGTAGACGCGTACAGTCGACGGCCTAGAGACTACATAAACGGAAACTAGGAGGATAATATCATGGCACAAACAACGTTTGACGGACCAGTAAAATCACTTAATGGTTTTATAGGAGCAGGTCCTAAAATGATACAAGCTATCACAGGAACGGTATCTGATAGCGCAACAAACATAAATAAATACCAAGGTAAAGTATTAACTATTGGCAATGCTAATACTGTTTTTAATTTACCTGCAATCGTAGCGACAGCTGATTCTGATGTTTCAGGTCCGGGATCTGATCCAAACACTAAGAACAATGTTGGTTTAGAATACGAATTTCTTGTAACTGCAAATTTAACAGGTGGAAACACATTTGTTTTAAATGCAGGAACTGCAGCAGGGCACAGCGTTGCTGACGTATACGTAGGAATGGCTATTTATAATAATACAGCTACCGATCCAGGAGCAGTAACTGCTTTTGCAGCATCTCTTGATACACTAACTTTAGATGCTACTACTAGAGGTGGACTAGGTGGTGCTCACATTAAATGTAGAGCAGTCGCTGGTTTAACTTGGCAGATAGAAGCTCAATTAATTGGTAATGGTGCATTTGTTACACCATTCAGTTAATAGTTAATTAATTTTGTGGGCCTTCGGGCCCACATAAAATTTTAAGGAGAAAAAATGACAACATTTGGATCTACACAAGACGGCGTAGCCAGCAACGTAACTACAGAAACTAAAACTATTCAAGTGGGTAGAACTAGAGCTTACGGAATACATTATGTTGGAACTGCAACTGCAGGGACAATAGAATTAAAAGATGGAGCAACTTCTAAAGTTAAAATAGATCATGGTGCAGTAGCGGAAAGTAAAACAGTAATTTTCCCTACACCTATTCTATTTAAAACTAATCTTAATTCTGTTTTAACTACAGAGCAGGTTACGAAGTTAACCGTGTTTCATAGTGGCGGAAGCAACTCGTAGGAGGTTTACGTGGCTTTTTCAGGCACAACTACATTCGAGAAATTTCTCTCGATCGATGATATTATAACTGAGTCTTATGAAAGATTAGGATTCTTTGATTACTCTGGTAATGATTTAAGATCGGCTAGACGTTCTTTAAATATAATGTTTCAAGAATGGGACAACAGAGGTTTGCATTTTTGGGAAGTTGCAAGAACAGCAATTACATTAGAGTCTGGTAAAAACGAATATACATTATTTAGATCACCATCCGACGGAAATGCAAACGGAATAACTACAACTTTAACTTCTGGTATTTCATCTTCCGCTACAACCATACCTGTGTCTTCTACAAAAAATATGAATCCTACAGGTAAAATTAGAATTAACAGTGAAGTAATTACTTACACTTCTATTTCAGGAAATAATATTTTATGTTCTGCCTCTGATCGTGGAGCTGATGGAACTACAGCTGCAGGTCATGCATCTGGAGATGCAGTTACAAATTTTGTTGATATGGTTTCTGATATCCTTGAAGCTAGTTTCAGAAACGAAAGTGATGTAGACACACCACTATCAAAAATTAATAGATCACAATATCAAGCTTTTTCTAACAAAAGTTCTACAGGTCAGCCATCACAATATTTTGTGCAAAGATTTATAGATAAAGTTACAATAACTTTATATCTAACACCAGGTGATACGCAGGCTGGTAAATTTATTTATTTTTATTATGTAAAAAGAATTCAAGATGCAGGTAAATATACTAACGAGGCAGACGTTGTTAACAGATTTGTACCTTGTATGTGTGCAGGTTTAACTTATTATATATCTATGAAAAAAGCTCCTCAAAGAACTCAAGAGATGAAATTGTATTATGAAGATGAATTACAAAGAGCATTACAAGAAGATGGATCACCAGCGAGTGTATTCATTTCACCTAAAACTTATTATCCGGAGATATAATGGCTAAATTTGCAAAAGGAAAATACGCACTAGCAATATCAGATAGAAGTGGTCAAGCTTTTAAATGGAGCGAGATGGTTACAGAATGGAATGGTGCTTTTGTTCACATATCAGAGTATGAACCAAAACAACCACAATTAGAGCCAAAACCTTTTGTAGCTGATCCTCAAGGTTTAGAACAAGCAAGACCTCAAAACTTTCCATCTAATCAAATTGGTGGTGGTAATATGGTAGCTAATTTAACTTTACCTGGAGACTTTGCATTTTCAGATTTAAATAATAATAGTATGGTTCCTGAAGATCCAGGAAAAATAAATAGTAGAAGAGAAGCACAAATAAATGTAGGAGAGGTTGCAATAAGCATAACATGACGTATACAGAGTTAGTACAAAAAATTAGAGATTATACAGAAGTTGATTCAAATGTTTTAACTTCTACAATCGTCAATGGATTTATTGAAAATGCAGAATTTAGAATTTTAAGAGATGTAGATTCTGATAATAATAGAAGATATGTTTTTGCTAATTTAATAGCAGGAACTAGATTCATAGATACACCTACGGATTTGTTAGTTATTAGATCTGCTCAGATCGTAGATTCTGCAGGGGTTGGAGTGGCTAACGACAGAGACTTTTTACAATACAGAGATGTTAGTTTTATGTCTGAATTTAATAATTTAGAGACTCAAGGAACGCCAAAATACTATAGTAACTGGGACGAAACTAGAATAGTAGTGGCTCCCACGCCAGACCAGACATACAATATTCAGTTAAATTATATCTTGAAACCAGAAGGATTATCGAGTACAAAAGCTGAAACATACTTAAGTAAGTTTTTTCCCAACGGACTTTTGTATGCATGTCTAGTTGAGGCATATAGTTTTCTAAAGGGGCCAAATGATCTCTTGCAATTATACGAAGGAAAGTATAAACAAACGGTAGAAGGCTTCTCAATAGAACAAATGGGAAGAAGAAGACGAGACGAATACCAAAGTGGTGTTCCTCGTATAGGAAAATAGGAGAAAATAAAAATGGCTATAACACAAGCAATTGCAAACTCTTTTAAAAAACAATTATTAGATGGTGATCAAGATTTTACGGCGTCGCCTTCTGGTGATAAATTTAAAATAGCTCTTTATACTTCTTCAGCAACTCTAAACTCAGCTACAACTTCTTTGTTAACTAGCGCACCTACTAATGAGGTTGCCAATTCTGGGCAATACACTGCAGGTGGTGGAGCGCTAACTAACTTAGCAACTTCATTAACAGCTGGTGTAGCAAGAGTAGACTTCGCGGACAGATCGTTCACTGGAGTCACTATTACTGCTAGAGGAGCATTAATCTACAACACATCGTTCTCTAACGCGGCGGTGGCAGTTTTAGATTTTGGAGCAGATAAAACAGCTACATCTGGAGTTTTCACAATTCAGTTTCCGGCTAATACATCAACCGCAGCGATTTTAAGAATCTCTGGTTAAGTAGGAGGTAAACTCCTATGGCAGGTTGGTCACAAAATACCTGGAACACAGGGTCCTGGGGAACAGGAATCGATAATGACGTTTCTGTTACAGGGATAGCTGCAGCTTTCGGAATAGGTATAGTATCCACTGATTCAACTGTAGAACAAGGTTGGGGCAGAGATGCTTGGGGCCAAAGATCTTGGGGTAATCCTAGTCAAATTGTAACTCCTGTTACACCTGAACACGCTATGACCATAGCGTTAAATTCTGTTACAATCGATGCAGAAATAAATGCAGGTTGGGGTGGAAGAAACTGGGGAGATAATTCTTGGGGAATTGCATCTAACGTTAATCCATCTGAGTTAGCTAATGCTTTAACAGCAGCATTAGGTAATGAAACTATTATAATCGATACATCAACTGGTCCATCTACAGATAATAATCAACTTATTACAGCCGCACTTAACGATGTAACAATCGATATTCAAACAAAAGTATTTCCAAGTGGTTTCCCATTAACTGGAGCTTTAGGAACAGCAGACGCTGGTCCTGATGCAATGGCTACAGGTATTGGAATGGCCATGGGTCTTGGAACTCTACAAGCATTTAACCAAACAGGTTGGGGTAGACAAGGTTGGAATGTAAACGCATGGGGAGTTGAAGGACAATTTGCAACTGCAACTCCGACAGGTATTTCAATGACAGCTGCTGCTGGCACATTAGGTGCAACGGGTACAGCATCTTTAACCCTTAACACTTTAAATGTAGCACAAGCAACTTTAGGAAATTTAGATCCTGCACCAGATGCAAACGCACTTGGTCAACAAATGACTGCAAATTTAGGAACTGCTTTGGGTCTAGCTGGAGCAGGCGCATCTCCTACAGGAATAGCATTAACTGCAGGTTTAGGAACAGTTACAGCGGTACCTAGTCAAGAAGTAGCGGTAACTGGTTTACCTTTAAATAATCAACTATCTTCAGCATTTAATATTAATATTCATGTTGATATACAAGTTACAGGTTTAAGCTTGACTATAAACCAAGGATCTGGTAATGCTCTGATCTGGAACGAAGTTGATACAGGTTCAGCGCCTATAACACCTCCAGGATGGCGAGAGGTGGCTGCATAAAGAGTTTGACACAAACTCAATATTTTAATAAAATGAATACACAAGGAATAAAATATGGCGAATTCAACATCTGCTAACCTAAAGCTTACAGTACAAGCAACCGGTGAAAACTCGGGAACTTGGGGTCAAATTACAAATACAAACTTATTAATCTTAGAACAAGCTATTGGTGGTTTTACAACATTTAATTTAACCAATGCTAACAGAACTTTAACATTTACTAATGGTGCAGTTTCAAATGGTAAAAACGACGTTATTAAATTAACAGGAACTTTAGCTGGAACTAGAACAGTCAGCATTCCAGATGGAATTGAAAAAGTCTATAATGTTCAAAACGCATGTGATCATGCAGGAAATACTTTAACTTTTAAAACAGCGTCAGGTACAGGTGTTCTTTTATGTGAAGGAAATAACTATGTATTATATTCTGATGGTACAAACGTTGTAAAATTATCTGAGCAAAGAAACTGGAGAGCAGTTTCAGCAGCTGAAACAGTTCAAGCTGGAGCTCAGCTTTTGGTAAATACAAAT